AGGAGGCAATCTTATCATTTCTCTCTGTTACTTTATATTCTAATTTCTTTGCATTAGGATCTTTTACTTCCCAATACTCTATTATAGAGTTGCTATCTTTGTTTACTTTACCCCAAAAGAATGCTTGCTGTTGAAATCTACTAGCAATGGAACTAGCTTCGCTACAAGGAATATTAAGCAACATATAACTTCGCTCTTTATTTCCGTATTCACCTTCAATTTTTATATACTGAATACTTCCTTGTTTTAAGAGTTCTTTAAACTCTTTTGTTCGCTTATTATTCTCTTCAGCACTAGAACTCTGCATCATGGGATTTTCAGGTGTTAAAATTGCGAAAGTTCTAATTTTACCAGTTATATCTCCAAATAATGCACTTTTAAATCTAGTGCTAGAGTTTTCATCTAAATTAATTATTCTCACCGTATTTCTCCTTTATACACCTATAATCAGAAATCATAAATTTTCTTAACTTCTCACTTGGTATTTCTAATATATCATACTTTCCTAAATGTCGCAAGCCTATAGATTTTTCTCCTTGCTTATATAATATGTCAAGAGTCTCTAAAGGGAAATATAATACCTTGAATTTCTCATATAAGAATAAAACAACACCTGCAACAGTTCCTTTTTTACCTTTTAATTTTAACATTCTTTCATACTGTGGTATTGCCTCAAAGGGTATTGAAGCTCCCGCGTGTGTTTTGCACTCTAAATAAAACTGATTGGGATAATCATAACAAATGAAGTCACAGATATTTTCTGACCCTTTATACATTGTCATCTGGTCAGGTAATCTTTCAATAACTCCGTCTGGAAATGATTTTTCCCAATCCTCTTTAAATCTTATTTCAAATCGTTTACCGTAATTAACCATTACTTGTGTCCTTACTTATAGTTATTGCTCTATAAGTAATTTACATTATTTAGATTAACCTTGATTCTGGCATAATATTTCTAATAGTCTTTTCCTCATCTGTGATTAAAATAGCTGTATTATCACCATATGCAATTCTTATTGTATCAGTTGAGTATGAATTGATAATATTATATAACTGATTTAGTTCTAACTTCATTGAGTATTCCTCATCAAATGCTCCTGTGCAAGATACAATTTCTTTTGCACTAGCTTCGTTAACATCACTTACCTCAATACTATCTGAATTAACTTTTATTAGAACTACAGGTAATCCCTGTTCCTTATTAATTAGCTTAATTCTATTCAATGTAGATAGGAATGACTTTACTGAAATATCAAAGTATGTGTCATACTCCTTTTCCAGCCTCTCTCTAATAGCATTAATAGGAATAATATCCTTAAGGCTATCAGTGATTGCTACATGTGTAATAAATGAGATATCATCACAGTTTGCAATAATTATTTTCTGATCTTCATCATCATATCCAATTGTAATAAATACCTTATCAACATTATCATTGAAGATTTTAAACAAGTTAATTACATCATTTGAAAGAATTAAGTCAAAGTCATCTTCAAAGGTTAAAGGTGTACTGCATGCACCTGACGAAAAAGTAAAGCAATTATCCTTTGTAAAGTAATACTGCTTCTGCTTAATATCTAATGCATACTCTGAATCAACTACACTCTTATTAAATGTAAGAATATTCCTTATCTGCTCTGTAGTTAATATCCTTTCTTCAGCTTCTTGTTTCATGTGAATATTAGGTACTGTGATACCCTCTACTGTAGCAAATACAAAAGTACCATCACCCTTTACAACTACATTCTTACTGCCGTTTTCCTCTTCAATAAAAATATTAATAGCTTCTGATGTCATGGACAGCAACATATTAATAAATGTCTCTGCGGATACCGTTACTTCTTTGAACTCTGTATCAAGATTTTCACATTCAAGTGCAAACTCACACACACTATTAGTTGGATATGTCTTTACTAAAAGTATGTCATTGTACGGACTGATAGAAAGATAGTTAGAATAGTCATAGAAAGTCTTTACTCCTAAACTAGTCTTAATTGATTTTAACAAATCTGTTACTTCTGATGTTTTTAGTGTTGCAATTTTCTTCATTTTTTACTCCTAATTATTTAAAATAATGATACTGGTTTAAGCTGTTTATCTGTTTTTCTTATTTTTTCTATGTGTTCAAACATATCTATTGTTACTAATAGATTAAGCATGTGCCTTTTACCGAACTCACTTGTTAGCTCTTCCCAAGTAAATCCATATGACTGTGCTTTTTCCTTTATTTCGTCCTGCACTTTATCGGATAGTTTACTAATATGATCACTGTTTTTTTCTGACTCCGATGTTATAGGAATAATATTAAATTTCAGCTTATTGAAATCAGGTATTAATATACTTCCAAAGGCCGCAGTTTTCTTTCCAGATGTTGAGTCGGCAGAATAAAAGGTATGATATGCACATAGCTTAGGTGTTGTCATACCCAATACATGTACATTGATATTAGGGTTAGAGCTTTCCTTAATTAATGTAAAACACCTATCTAACCACGCATTTTTCTCTTTTGTTGATCCACTACTTCCGGGAGCTATACATAAGTACTTAATAGGTTGCCCATCATCCCATCTATGTTCTAACATATTTGTTAAGTACTTAAAGTCCTCTCCAATATGAAATACAGGTAGTATTTTATCCCTATCAACTACTCTGTCACAAATATATACATAGTTTTCCCAACTCTGCTTTGCACCTTCTTCAATTTGGTATTCTGTTACTTTTTGGTGCCTAACTCCTGGTATTACATCTAAATTAATAAAGTAATCTAGCTTGCTTGAGTACTCATTAATATACTTAATATAAACATCAGGGTCGAGTGTTAAATCTTTTGTGTGTGCCGTATATGCACCGCTATCGATAATGATTTTGCTATCACTATTTAACTCACTCTTCAGCTTTAAGAACCTATCAACAGCATTTTTATCATTTAAGAATGAAAGTAGTATACACCTATGTCTTTCAATTAATAGTCTCATGGCATATTCAGTTGTTGTTGCCGCAAAATATAAATCCACTACTACACTCCCTTCACTTTAAGATAATTATATAATCCCATTGTTTCAGGACTGCATTTTTCTTTATTGTCCTCAATATATGCTAGGGCTTTATGTATATCTTCCTCCGTATAGTTATATCCGTTTAGTGCTAATGCTGTAAATTTATCTACACAGGATAAACAACTCATACACTCTTTATTATTAATAGGTTCATAACAACTTGTTGTAAGATCATGTATTTCTTCAAGTGTTCCACCATTATCTAAATACTCTTTGACTAATTCAGTTTTAGTGTAGTTTTGATAAGGTGCTTTAACTTTAATCTCCCTGTCCTGTTCAATCTCACGGACTATATATGTTAATAGATCACTCATCTTCAGCATGAAAATTTCATTAGTATCCCTATGTTCAGAGCATGCGACTGTTCCCATATAAATTGTATCCCCATAATTTGTCGCAAGTTCTACTAAATACAAGTTACGCATAGGTAAATAGTATCCATTTTCTTTTTGCTCATACTGTGATAAGTCAAAGTCAACAATTTCTACTGGTGTTGTAATTAACCCGCTTTCTATCTGTGTACATAACTTCTCATACTCTAAATCATTATTTGGTGTATGTAATCTAACAAATAATAAGATATCAGGATTTAACAGTTTACTTAACAACCAACTATCTAAACCACCGCTATACAGCAGTGCTGTTCTACCCACTACTTAACACGCACCTTTCTCTCAATCTCTTCTCTTAATGCTTGATTTTCCTTAAATGCACCTTTAAGTACTGTTGTATCAGTAAAACCATCACTTTTTGCACCCCTTGCGGACACACACGCATGGTCTCCTGTTATATTAACATATACATCAGGACTACCTGTGGCGATTGAGATACATTGTGCAATATCATCAGTTAGTTTCTCCTGTAACTGTAATCTCTTTGCACACATTTCAACAATTCTAGGTATCTTACTAAGTCCAATAACTTTATACCTATTATTTTCAGTCTTAATAGGAAGATATGCAACAGTTACCTTTAAGTTATACATCAATGCTAAATGATGTTCGCAATGGCTAAATACATCCCTTATCTCTTTAACTACTAGTGAATCTGTGTCTACTTCAAATGATTTATTAAATTTATTAGCAATTTCTTCATTTGTATAGTTTTCACCCTCAAGTAATTCTTCCCAATATCCTGCTACTCTTCTAGGTGTATCTTTCAACCCTTCTGTATTTATGTCTTTACCCATAGCAAGCAATAAGTCTCTTACTATTTCTTCTACTTTCTCTTTGTTATACACCTTTTTTATTCCCCCAAACTAATGTATGTAATTGAGGTAATACATAAACTGAATCTAATTCCTTGTCATGTACTACTTCATCAATTAACTTTTCATATGCTTCTAAAATATCATCCCTGATAGGTTCACTACTATTAATATTTGTGTTCCCCACAGAAAGATATAATCTTAAGTGCTTTAAGTTTTTTTCTTGCTTCTGCTTCAACATACTATTTGCCATTTTAATCATAGCAAGATATTTCTTTGCAAAAATGATATCTTCTTCATCAATGATTGGAATCTTAATATCAATAGCTTCACAATTCGTTTCATTACTTGATACAAATTCAATAAAGTTAATGATATTATTAAGTACGTCCTTGTTCTCAAATGATGGTGGCTTTGGACTAAATGTTACTAATTCACACTTTGATAACCAGTAAGGAATTATACTACCCTGTGTCTCAATTGCAACTGATATGTGATGTCCTGTAAAAATATCTATAAATTTTCCAAAATCATATAAACATGGGTTACCCCCTGTAAGTACAATATTATCTATGCCGTGCTTTTTAAGTAATTGTAATATATCTCGTGATAACTCCATTGTTTGCTTCAATGTACCTGACTTACCCCATGTTTCCTTACTATCACACCACGGACACTTGTAGTCACATCCCTGCACTCTAACAAAGACTGTTTTTCTACCAACATTTGAACCCTCTCCTTGTATGGTAGGTTCTGATATGTTATTAATTGGTATCTCTGGGTTAGAATACATATCAATCACGCTCCCATGTTGCAAAGCTTGTAGCCGTTTCCCATAAGTTTACTTTTGATACATATACATTAGGATATTTTGACTGCAAGTCTTTTTCAATCTCATGTGCAAAGTATCCTACCATATTCTCTGCTGTTGTAATAAAATCAAATTCTTTAGTCTTAAGATTATATTTATTAAGTATCTCAACTAGCTCTAAAGATATTTCATCTTTATTATAATATGCAAATTTATGGTCAGGTACTGCCTTATTAATGGCTTCCTTTAAGTCCTTAAAGTCAACAATCATATCAAAATTATTTGGATCTTGTGGTCCCTTTACAGTCACCTCAATCTTGTAACTATGACCATGTGAATTTTGACAACCACCTTTATGTCCAGGTAATAGATGACCCATTTCAAATATAACTTGTTTTGTAATCGAAATCATTGTTCTGCTCCTTTATTATTTATGTACTCATTACATCATAAATTCTATTACTCTACAATCATTTTTTCTAACTCTTCTCTAGTACATTCAGTATGTTCTTTTACTAATTCTTCTAAAGAGGTACCCTTTTTATATTGTTCCTTCATCTCTGCACTATATACATCATAATACCAGCAAGGGAAATCATCAGCATCACATTTCATAGGTACACATACATCTTTCTTTGCAACTTCTATCATATCTTCTGCCAGATATTTTTTACACAACTCCTTATTCTCAATAGGACACTCTCCTATTAACTCATCATGAACTGGAATTAATAATTTAAACCCCATTTCTTTTAGGCGTTCATCATTATGTACTTTTATCATTGCTTTCTTTGTCATGGTTGCCGCACTACCTTGGATGACTGCATTGACACATTGTCTTTCAGCTTGAGAAATAAAACCTTTATTGTTTTTTACGTCATATCCCTTATTCTTTATTTCGTCAAGAATTTTCTTATATTCCCAATAATTTTTAGAATTATTTAACCTACTCTCAAACTGTTCTACTAGGCTATCTTTTAATTCTCCTTTAGTACCTAATAATGGGTTAAACATGACTCTCTTTTGCTTGCTAAATACTTCATATGGTTTTAATTGTATATCAGGTAATCTTCTTCTTCTACCCCATAGATCTTCTACATATCCATTTTGTTTTGCAAACTCTTGTTGTGCGTTAATCCACTCTTTCAGTTTAGGAAAACCTTTAAAAAAGTCATCAATCAATTTTTCAGCTTCTTCTTTTGTCATATTTAGTTGTTCTGCAATTGAATCAGAACCTCTCCCATACAAGATTCCAAGGAGTACCGCTTTTACTGATGTTCGTCTGTGCTTACCCTCTGGGTTCATATTTCCATTAACATCAAACTCCCTATTATCTTCATAAGCATTATTGTATACTTTACTAGCAATTACGGCATATAAATCCTTACCCTCTAAATAAGCATTTATCATATTTTCATCTTGTGCCATACTTGCTAGGATTCTAGGTTCTTGTTGGCTGAAATCTGAACCTATCATTGTATACCCTTTCTCTGTAGCAAACATCATCCTTATGCTAATTTCATGAGATGGGATATTCTGAGTGTTTGGATTTTTTGAACTAAATCTACCTGTTTTAGCTCCTGTTTGTTTAAATTGGCAATGTAGTCTTCCGTCTACTTCTGATACACACTCTGGTATTTTATCTATATATGTTCCTAATAGTTTCTCATATCCTCTTTTCTCTAATATAAGATCACATATTGGTAAATTGAGTTTTTTTAGTTCCTCTTCGCCTGTACTTCTTTTCACTGTGTCAGGTAAAGGTAGTTTTAATATGTCATATAATAAAATTGCTAGTTGTGTTGTTGATGTTAATTCAATAGGATCTTTTAGTTGCTCTCCTTTAGTTTTCTTATCCGAACTTTTAGTTTTCTTATGTGACTCTGCACTATTTCTCCAACTAATGATTTTATCTTTATATTTAGATAGTTCATCATTAATTCTTCTATCACAATCGTCTAGTTTTGCACGATACTTTTTAGATAGTCTCTTTGCTCTTTCTTTATCAATCACAACACCTGTAAGTTCCATATCTGTTACTACATCAACAATAGGCATTTCTACTTCCATGAATAGACTATACAGCTTTTTATGTTCCGGTAACTCATATTGCTTTTTCTGATATTCATAAAGCTTGTATGTCTCATAAGCGTCCGTAGCCGCATACAATGCAAACACATCAATATCTACATATGCATATGGTACATCTTTAAATAGTCCTGTAATATCATACTTTTCTACTGTAGGGTCTATTTTATCTCTATATTGGTGCTTGAGTCCAAACCTAAGTTCATTTTCATCCAATAGAAATGCACCTATCTCGGTATCCCAATCTACTCTTAATTTAAATGTTGTAGTACATTGTATTACCTGTTTATCAAACTTAGCATTATGCATTATTATTTTAACATCATCATTTATTAATGCTAAACACTCTGCTATGTCTTGTTCTGTTAGCTGATCTTCAAGTCTCTTACCTGTTAGCCAATTACTATGATTAATAGGAACATATACGTTCTTTTGTCCTGGTGTATAAATGCATAAACCCATCAACTTGCAAGTCAATGGGTCTAGGCTGTTATTAGTCTCTGTATCTACTGCAAGTACTTTTTGTTTATTTGCAATTTGTATGTACTCAACTAATTCTTCTTTTGTTCTTATAACTCGTGTATATGGTTCAAATACACCCAGAATTTCCCTAACTCTTTTATGAATAATAGCTAACTTATCTTGCAATGATGTTGTGCTAGAATTTAATATCTGTTCATCTGTTTTTACTTTTTTAGGTTTCTTTACCTTATTAAGTAATTTAGAAGTATCATTTTTAGGTAAGTCAAATTGACTACCCCATAAACTATTACTCATATATTACCTCTAGTATCTTCTAATTGGTGCATCTGCTGATCTACTCTGCTGTGGTGTTTCTTGATACTGTCTCTGTGCTTCTTGGAAGTCCTTAAAGTCACTCTCATCTGTTCGGCTTGCGTTCATACCTAAATACTTATACATGTCATCTGCTGTTGTGTCAGGTATCATTGTTCCCATAACCTTGAAGTTATCAAATGCACTAGTATCAATTGGGCAAGTCTGCTCATTAAACTTACTAGGATTAATTCCTGGCATAATCTCATAAGTAGTTTTCATATCACCTGCTCTGCCGTTTCTAGCAACCTTGCACACAATATTACTTAAATCACCATACGTATCAATGTAGTTCTTTAGTTTTGGTGCATACACGTAAGCTGATCTTTCCCAAATCTTTGCATGTGGTGTATATGTACCATCTCCATTAGGTTCATACTGTAGCATTTTAATGTAAATCTTCTGTGATGGTGCAAAGCTCTTATCTGTCTTGTTAACCTGTGCATCCTTTTCGCAGAACGGACACTTGCTAGTTGGTTCCTTAGGCGACCTAAGACAATTAAACTTCTTAAATTTACCCCCATCTTTTACGGTGTGTACAGAGTAAATCTCCATATCATCAACAGAGTCTAGCACAAATCTAACAATCGCTTCTTCTCCATCTTCCTTTAGATTAAAGAATCCTACAGAATTTTCAAAATTATTATTCTCTGAAAAGTCCATATCATTAAAAGAAATATTTGCCATTAAAAATTCTCCTTTATTTTTTATTTTGAAAAATAACTTATTATATATTTTAACACACTATTTGTGCGGAATCAAATAATTTTTTAATTTCTTCTGCTGTTAGATCATTTATATCATCTTTTTCGTCTAACATTAGTTTATCTATGAACACACCTTGCATATTATCGATAAATCTTTTTATTCCCTTTTGACCGTATTTATCTCCGTCTAATGCTAGATGATAGCTGATTATTCCGCTTTTCTTCAAAATATCATATTGCTCTTTGCTCCCTGTTCCTAAAAGAGCTATTGCTGGATATCCTAAACTCCATAGATATAATGCATCTATTTGAGACTCTACAACTGTTACACTTTTTATATTATGTTCTACTATATAATGCAATAAATATATATGCTTATCCATTCCCTCAGGTATATGGAAATGTTTATAATCAACATTTCTTGATGTTATTCCCATTAATCTACCTTTTATGTCTCTAACTGGAAATGTTACAGCATTATTTAAACTATCCCAACCTACATCAAATCTTTTAATTATTTCTTCTGACACCCCTCTTTTTAATAAATAAGGATGTATGTACTTGTAATTATCTAATATTTCATCGTCTAAAACTTTGATTTTTTCTTTTTTAGTAATATCTTTTAAATTTATTTCGGGAATTTTTAATAACGATTCAATATAGGTTGAGGAATAATTATCTATTAACCATTCTTTAGCTTGCTCTATTGACAACCCTAAACAATGTGAAACTAATTTAATTAGACTCCCTTGTTCTCCACATGTAAAGCACTTGAAGTATCCATAAGGAACATCATCACTATTTTCAACTGCATATACATAACATGATGGGTGTCTCTCTTGCCCATCTTTATGAAAAGGGCAAGTAATTCCTATGTTCTCCCCTCTATCTATTATATCATTAAGATATCTTGAGTGAGATTGGATGTCCTCTAATATTAAATGCATATCCGCATCTATTACTCTTTGTTCTATTTGTAGTCTCATTAAAACACATCTTCTTCGTTAAATTCTTTTGCTAATTCTTCTGTACCTTTGCCATCTATTGCATTATCACTTTCAGGTATATACTCGAAAATACCTTTGTCAAAATCAATAGCATAGTTTAGTGATTTATTATTTGCACTGTCTCTTGACTTAACTAGATTCATTTCCATTATTCCTTCTTTTTGGTCAAAGAATAATACTACTGTTGAATCTTGTCCTATTCTATCTGATTGTGCAATATTATGTAACCCTACTCCATCATCAGTATTACCTCTGTTCTGTTGTGATACTGTTATAATAGGTATTCCTAATGTGACCTGTAGCTTCTTTAAGTCTTTTGATATATTTGCCGCCCTCTCTACTGAATTTCTAGCTTTTCTGTCATCTTCTAATAATGAGTGCTGATCTATAAATAATATATCTAATTTTTCTTTTTCTATAAATGCTCTTAATGCGGTTACTCCTATAGGTCCGTCTATCATGTTGGGTGTCAATACTTTATAACAACCTGTATATTTACCCGGTAACTCTTCTAAATACTTTCTATAAGCATTTTGTATATCTTGTTTACCCCTAACCATTGCCGAATTGGATAAATGACTCAGTAATGTATCAAATCTATACCCTACTTTATTAGGACTCATTTCTCCTGAATATACTCCGACTCTTAACCCTTGTTCAACTGCTTTTGTAGAACTCTTAAGTAGTATCCAGCTTTTTCCTTTGTTACTTCTTGCTACTATTGTTGCTAATTCTTCATGTATATCCCAACCGCCTAATATTTCATCTAATTCCTTAAATCCTGTTTGTATAAAGTGTTTATCATAGTTAGTAATTTTATCTACGTAATCATCATACCTACTTATATCTTTTAATAAGTCTATACTGTCAACATGTTTAGCTTGTAGTACTGTATCAACAGAAGAAGTATAAATGCTCATTGCATCCTCTATATCACCCTCTATTAATTTAGTTCTTACTTTATTAAATACTTCAGCTAGTTGTCTAGTATTTCTTTCTTCGTATAATTTATCTACTAAGTAGTCTGAATTTTCTGATACCTCTATAATATCAAATTTAGGAAATTTATCTAAAAAGGTTAGTTGGTCTGGTATTTGATTGTATTTATCTAAATGTTCTTTTATGTATTTATATTCTTGCTCATATTCCGGAAAAAACTCATCACTTACATTATTCATTAACAATAATGATGAATCTTTTGTCTTTAATAAGAAATTCAAAAATTGTAATTGAATCACTTAAACACCTAAACCTCTCTAATAATTTGTAATTAATACCTCATCTGTGAAGTGTGTGTGTTGACCTTGTGCATGATTATCTCTTGTATACTGTATATCTAAATGATGTGCCGTGTAATTTGAATTTGTCAACCAATCGCTTAATATATTATTTTTATTCCCTTTAGTTTCTAACACATTTGATAGCGCCCACTTAATATTTCTTGAAGATAAGGTATCTAATACATTGAGTAGTTTAACTTCCTCTTCCCTACTCCAAATACTGTTATAAACAGCATCCGTTATCAAATATGGTGGATCTAAATATACAAATGAATTACTATCTAATCTATCATAATTAAAATCAATAAATGAATCTGCTGAAAACTCTATTGTCAATTCTGTTAATCTTCTAATAAATCTTCGTGTATCATCAACTTTTTTGGTTGTGAAACATCTATTACCTATGGGTATATTAAACTCTCCATTTGAGTTAAACTTAATTTGACTACAAAATGAAAATTGTACTAGTACAAACAAATTAATATAATATTCTTCGCTATGCTCTAATTTATTAGTTTCTTCCCGCAGTTTAATAAAATTATCTTTATTTTGGTCTTGTTTATTTTGTCTATTAACCAATGTATAAGTGTCTATAACCCTTAATGCTTTAGCAATAAAATCATCTTCACCTACCTCAATCATTGTTTTATACAACTCAATGATTTCTTTTTGAATATCATTAAATAGATGGAGACTAGCATTTACATTTATTCCCACATTGCAACCCCCACAAAACAAATCAACAAAAGTACCTATGTTTTTAGGAAATAGAGGTAATATTTGAGGTAATAGTCTAAACTTGCTACCTGTATAGTTTAAAGGTGAATGTAAGTTACCTGGAGTTATTGGTATTGAAAATAAATTATCTGCTTTATAATAACTCAAATATTTAACCCCCTCTTATCTTGCCCTTTAAATTCTATTAGCTGTGAGGTATTTAATATCCTACTAGCTAATCTATCACCTACATATTTTTGTAATTCTGTAGGTATTATATTACTCGTGTAAATGTCTATTTTTTGTTCAAGCCTTTGTCTATTATCTATCATTGATAGTAAATACTCTAACTCAAAGTCACTTGCTGTCTTTGTTCCTATGTCATCCCACACTATTAGATCTGCTTTTAAGAAGTTGTCTTGAACTATTTGTACATATTCACTCTGACTTCTTATGTTTAATTTTAACTCTAATAAATATTGTGGTACATTTATAAATAGTACTGGTCTACTGTTTATTTGGATATTTATCCAATTTTTCTTCACATACTCTGTTAATAGCTTAATTGCCCAACTTGTTTTTCCATTTCCTGTTATCTCTGAATAAATATATAAATTAACATTATCTTCTATATTGTTCATTATGCTTTCTTTAAACTTATTTAATGTAGCATATGAATTGTAGTCTGATTTATCACTATCTAATACTAATTTTATGTCCTTACGCTGTTTCGGTGATAACATAGCATTGTCTAATATCTTGTCTATTTTAAAATATCTCATACAGAAGTTATTAGTAATGTCATGCCATATATCACAGTCTTTTTTCTTACATGAACTTTTATACATGCACTCCATTTAAAATACTATATCCTCACTTACTTCAATATTCTTATTGACTACTTGTCTTTCTTTGTTATGTGCAAGCTGTCTGCTTTTATATGATTCAACTGTATATGCCATATTTTTCCAACCATTTGAACATGCTAAATGTAATATACCTAGTGCCACATCTAAATTATGATTAGCGTTAGAATCAACTACCTCTATTGCGGTCTCTAACATCTGTTTACTTACGAAATTAAATTTACGTAGCATAATTGCTAACCAATCCATATATGCTTTTCTAAGTTCATCTGGATATTCACTTGGAATATATTTTATAACACTATTATACATATGTTCAGTTTTTGATGGTTTCTTATTTACTTGCTTTATCTCTTTTTCAATTTTTTCATCCTTGTTTAAAGATATTGCAACAAGGTTGTCTAAATCTACTTTTATTTGTTTTTTATTTTCTTTATTATAAATCAATAAGTTAGTATTTTCAAGACTCTTTTCAATTTCTTCTTGTTCACTACTTGATAAAGTTGTTCTCATTTGAACATAATCTCTGTCAACTTCAATGAACCCATCAAAATCTTTATGTTTTCTGATTGCTTTTTCTTGTAGCTGTATCAAGAGATTAAGATGTATTGCTGATTTTAGTCCTATTAAGTTAGCTAATTTTACATTGTAGCTTTCCATATTTGATTGACTTAATAGTTCTACTAGCATTTTCCTAACAACTCCTTTATTCTATCATCATTTTGTAACAATAACAAACTTTGTTTTATCAATATATCTAATTCTGATGGTGATAAACTCGGTAAATAACCTGTTTTTATCATACTTGATGTTGCTTTTGGTATATTATATAAGTCTGAAAATCTCAGATCATCAAAATCCCTTATCGTTTTCTTCAGCCTAATATAACTAAAACTACCGTCATTAAATATATTATAGCTGACAATAATATCTAATACTAATGCCTCAATAAACTGATAATTATTTATGAATGATTTTATTACATCATCTAGTATAAAATTAGGATTTACCTTATTCTTATCTTCCATTAAGTAATCAGCAAAGTAATCTTCCTGCATTTTATCCAGAGACATCGTTTTATAATTTACAAAGCGTTTATCTCTAAATTTAGAGTTAATATAATTCTTCTTCCTTGACTCACAACAAGTATTCATTGCCTTTATAAAAGCATCTTCATCTTTGTATAGTTTATTACTTTTTTTGCTCCATGGTTTTCTGTCTAATAGATAGAAAAATGAATCTAAAAATATATCGTAACACTCTTCCTCTGTTAGCTCTGCATTATTGTTCCTATGGTACATTCTAGTAACACAAGGCCATGCTTCTAATATAAGTAGTGCTGTGTATATTTCTTTCCGTTGTTTATCAACATGTTCTATAGTATCGATAATTTCTCTTGTTGTTATTTCTTCATTGAAGTCTTTTACTAAACTTAAATAAATTTTTTTATTATCTTTTAATAACATTCATTAATTATTCCTTTATACAAAATCATATGGAAACTTCTGCTCTAATTCTTTAAATGTTTTAATTTTTGCATCCTTTATTCTTTGTGCTAGTTCGGTGAAAGGTATATCAATATCATACTCAATATAATCACCCCAATCCCAGTAACCACCCTCAATTAAAAAAGTATCACCAGTTTCTTCATCTTCAAATAAATAGCTATCTACGGTCAAGTCTGCTGTATACATACAAAGTTCACAAGTTCCAAACTGTACATCTTCATAATCCTCACTACATACATCAACTAATTTAATCATAAATTAACACATCCTTTATTTTTTATTTTATGTTCTTATATTAACACAGATATGCTAATTTGTAAATGACTTTACTCATAAAAATTACATAAAAAAAA